AGAATAGTGAACCGCTAGGGTGGTTATGAATCGTTGTAAAATTCTTTCCTGCACTTTGCGTGTTGATTCTTACGCTGTGTTTTGCCCCTTGCGTGTAATTCGTCACGAATCCTTGTTCATTGATTGCAAGTCCATATTCTCTATCTGAGTGTTTGTGTTTCTTTTGGAACTCCTTCAACGTTTTCTGTGTATCAACGAATCGTCCTTGATTGTTGAATGTAGCTGCTGGAAGTGATTTGTTTTTTCCACTTCTTTGCTTTCCGTTTCCGTCAACTAATTTTTGTGGTGATTTCTTTCCTTTGCTTTTCTGCCCTCTTCCGCCTTCATAAGCATCAAACAATTCAATAACCATATCAGGATATCTTTCAACAATTTCTTCCACGCTTTTGAATTGCTCTTCCTCTCCCGTGATTTCATTGTACACGGTTAAGTCATCAAATAGAATCATATCTTCATGAATCCCAATCATTGCGAATTCCTTGAGGGCTTTTTTGATTTCGTATACTTTATCAATCATAAATTTCTAAACCTTTCTTGAGTATTACTTTTAATGTGAACTACTTCCACCCCTTTGAAGTCATGTTCAATCATATTCCCGTATAATATTATCGCTTTTGGTTTCAATCTTTTTATGGATTCGTCAACGCCTGCTTTCCACACTCTCAGACTTTCATCATCGTTGCTCACTCCCACTGTTGATATGCTCACAATGCTGTTCTTAGGAAGTCCTTCAAAACAGAATTCAAAGGTGTCTTCATATCCCCAAGATAGTGTAGGTATAACCTCGATTCCGTACCGTTGCATTATCTGCCCAATCATTCTGCTTCTATACGTGTTCCATATCATCATTGCTTTTGGCATGTCTAGGTATAAACTAAAATCAGGCGTAAGACAGCAAGCGTATTTTGTGAGTTTCTCAATGTACTTTTCAGGCTGTTGCCAGATTCGTTCAAATTGATAATCGTCAATATAGAAGTGGATTCCTTTGTGCTCGTTTCCGCCCCTATCGCTCAATACATAGTTGAACGGCATCAACTCTTCAGGCTTTACATTGCAAGGGTGAAGGATTGGAAAGCCGTATTTCTTTTCAAGGCTTTTTTCGTCAATCCAATGCAACAAGTATTTCTTATCCGTTGCAAACACGTCTTCATCTTCTTCATCATCGTCATCGGATTCATCTTTCTTCTTTTCTTCCGTTTCCTCATCGTCATCAAAAGAGGGTGACAGAATCCCAAAGTCAGATAAGTCAATCCCTTCATCTTTCAAGGATATCAATTCAACGTTCAAAAGGTCAATATCGAATCCCGTGTTCATGGTCAATTGATTGTGTACTAGGATATATGCTTTTTTCTGTTCCTCAGTTAAGTGTGTGAGCCTGATTACATCAATTTCATCATATCCCAATTCTTGCAAGGCGTACAATCGCCCGTGACCTTCAATGATTGTGTTGTTTTCGTCAATTGTTATCAGGTCATTGTATCCGTACTCTTCAATTGATTTCTTTATCTGCTCAATCTGCCAATCGGGGTGAACTTTTGCATTGAATCTGTATTCAATCAGGTCACTGACTTTGACTTTTTCCGTCTGCATCTTCCTTTCTCCTTCCTTTTTCGTCTTTATACAAATAAAAGCACGTCTTTTCAACGTGCTTTTGAAGAGTTGGCATCAACGTTTTCCGCCGTCATGCACTAATTGTATTTTTATGGTTGCAAGTGAATCCCGTTCAAAACTCACTTTGCTTATATATCCATGCTTCAGAACGGTGGTTTGTCACCCTGTTTCCGCAAAGTGACTAGGACGAAAAACTAGATATGAAATAAAAATGTTTAGAGGTGTATCAGTTAGGCTAGTGTTTTCGTTAAGTTCATTATACCATTTTTTAGACAATCTCACAATATTAAACCATTGTTACAACGTAAGCATCTAATAGCTGGTAGATTGCTGACTGTGTAGCCTGATGAGCCGTTCCAAGAATCACCTTCATGATTACAGCATCATTCCTTTGTGTCAGGAACTCAATTTCATCAAGTGTTAAGTATTTATTTCTAATGGATTTTATTAGTTTCAACCTGAATAGTTCAATCTTTCCACGTCTATCCTTGTTGCTCAGTTCTTCCACCACTGCTTGAACGGCTTCACCGTTTACAATCGCATCATAGAACTTGAACTCTCTTTCTTTCCTCTTCCGCTCAATATCACTCACCGCTGTGAGCCCTTGAGCTGTTACACATTCAATCCTTGAGTGTACCACTTTGGATTCAATTTCTCTCAAGGATTCAAAGTCTGCTTTCCCAATCTTCAACGCATTATCTCTTCCACGCTTGAAAATGAATCTGCCGTCCTCAGTTCCTGTGTAATATAGATTCGATAATTTCAGGATATAATACGGGTATTCAGTAACCGTCTTTTTCAAGGATTCGTTCAATGTTCTTCCTCACTCTCTCAGTCATTCTTCTTTGTTCCATGAATACAAGGCGCACATTGTCATAACCTAGATTGCAAAGGTCAGTGAATTCTCTCAGGTTTAAGCCCTTATCCTTCATGTACTTGTTTGTTCTGTCAATCACATTTGTATTGACAGTGAATATACGCCTGCCCAATTTCTGTTCTTCCGTCTTCTTCACTTTTTGTGGCTCGTATCCAATCACTTTCCGTTTCTTGATATGGTACACGCCCCGTTTTCCGTTTGTGAATTCCACCACTTTGATATTATCATAGACGTGTTCAGTCTGTATCGTTTTAAAACTTCTCAATGTTCATTCCTGCCGTTCTAATCAATTTCTAATCTTCTAAAGATTCAATCAGTTCTTTGAAGGTGTCAATACATTCTTGACAGTCTTGCTTATTCTTGAAATATCCGTATGAAGTTTGTAATTGGATTTCATCTTGATTGAGTTCCTTGATTCCTACTTCATCAACCGTTGTGATTACATAGAACTTTCCGTCATGAGTTTGACCGCTTCTTTGATTGTTGCATGAGTTTTTGAATAGTTCAACGGCTTCCCTCAAGTATCTTCTTTTTTCTTGAGTACTTCCGCTCATCAATCCGCCGAATCCGTCATCATGGTAGTGCTTTCTAAACACTTTCCACGATTCGTCTTTCACTGTTTCATAATCAACTTCAAGGACTTCTTTTTTTAGCAATTCACAAAATCTCTCAATCCCTTCACTGATTGAAAATTCATTTCTCCACCAATTCTTCTTTTGAATCTTAGGTGTAGCCTCGATGATGAGTTGAACAATTTCATCTTTTGTTTTCATTGTTGTTGATTCCTTTCTCTATATATCTTTCAATCTGTCTTTCAATTTCTCTTTTCGTTTCTGCCGTGACTTCCGTTTGAATACTGAATCCCCAACCTGTTGGGAGTGTCATTTTATAGATTCCTGAATATAATGCATCAGGTTCAAACATTACGTCATTTAAGTCCACGATTGCTTTGACAGTTATCACTTCATCTTTTTTATGCATCTTTCACAAACACTCCATCCTTGTTCACTTTCCCTGTTCGGTCTTTGATTTCGTTGTACGCCCCGTCTAAACAGTGAACTATATCAAGCCCCTTTTGAAGACAGTATCCAATCAGTACAACCATGATATCACCTACCGCATCACGCACTTCAAACGCATCACCATAATCGTGAGCATCAATTAATTCTTCAACTTCTTCTTCAAGTTTATTGAGTTGTCCTTCACCGTCACCTTCATCAATTCCACGTTCAACAAACCATTGTTGAATAAGTGGGATGAGTTCTTGAATCGTGTGAGTTGTTCCCTCATAGGTTTCAAGATAATCTACTTCATCAATCGGATAAGTGAAAGAATCTGTTCTTCCGTCATTTTTAGCATAGATGAGAAAATTCATTTCTCCTTCAATATCCACAAATTGCACGGATTTTACCCCTGTGAAAAATAGTGTTTCCCCTTTGTAATTCAATCTAACATTTTTCATTCTGATTCCTTCTTTCCTAGTTCTTCATAGTTTGATACTTTCAAGATTGCTGGTTCAGGGTTGAATCTGAATTCAATCATTTCTTTGACCATTTCTTCAACCTCTCTTTGTAGCAAGGTGATGTGATGCTTCTTGCTTTTGATTTCAATTTTGATTTCAACTTCTTGACTTCTTCCGTTTATCACGTCATGCAATCCTTGTTCATGTTTTTCTTTTGATTCTTTGTGATTTTTGATAAATTTCTTGAATTCCGCATCATCGTTCACGATATCTCGATTGTGTCTATCCTTGAGCCTTTCCGCTACCACATATCCTATTTGTTGATATCTGTACGCCTTCAGTGCTTCTTTTACGGATTCCATTATAATTTTTTCAGGATTCGTTTCAAGATTCATTATTGTTTTTCCTTTCCCTTCTTAGTTGCTCTATTTTTTCAACTTGTTTGCGAATTGTTCGCATTTCATCATATTCCTGTTCTATCTTTTGTTTGAACATTTTGTTTGCGATATCTTGAGCGATTTCAAAAATCTTGATTGGATACGTTTCATCATAATTATCAGATTCAATTTCAATCCTCACCGCTGTTTCATGGTCATATCCGCTCATCACAATTTTCATATCAGGATTTTTTCCCCTCAATCGTTTGTGACACTCGTTTGTAACACGGTGGAACTCTTTATGGTTAGAAAGTAAGTCTTCCCCTGTTTCTTTTTTGTGCATCGCAACAAACAGCCTTCCAAGTTCGTTCAATTTACGTGTTGAATCCGTGTAATAATTATATATCATTATTTGTCACCTTCTTCATCGTCTGTATCACTTAACTTCAAGTAAGATGCAAGCAATAGCAAGAACACGCCCACCGCAACAACAACAAAGAATCCGTCATCGTTTTGATTCAGGAAGGCGTTTTTCACGCCCTCTACCTCACTTGCTTTCACCACGTTAAACATTAACAACGTGATTAGAAAACTAAACAACAATGCAATAACTTTATCAATTTTCTTTGTCATTTTCGTTCTCCTTTTCCTTGTAAAACATGCTTACCTTCCAGCAATTGTATTTATAATCCCACTCAATAAAAACTTTTTTATAAAGTGTATAATCAATCTTTAACAGCATAAAATCTTCAAGTTCATCATCGCCAATTCGTTTCACGTACTTTCTCATCGTTTTTCCGCCTCAAACCTTTCCAAGTGGTCACGTAAGCCTTCCACCATTTCATTTAAGAGTTTCTTCAATTCGATGATGCTTTCTTCACGATTGTTAGCATCAAAACTGAACTTTGTATTGACTTGCATCTTTACATCATAGTCAACCGTACCACCGTTCAATGTAAATTTCATTCCTTCCACCCCCTCAATTCAGAATCCTGATTCCTAGAATGGAAGGTCATCTTCATTCACGTTGAATCCGTTTTGATTTTGGTTGAATCCATTATTCGTGTTTGTAGCCCCTGTCTTGAATCCGTTGAAGTCATTGAATCCTTGATTCTGATTGAATCCGTTTTGATTTTGGTTTTGTTGGAAGTATCCTGATGCGTTTCCGTTTGCATTTACGGTACTGAATCCATTTTGATTGAATCCACCTTGATTTTGGTTGAATCCGCCCTGATTGTATCCACCTTGATTGAATCCGTTTTGGTTGAATCCTTGATTGTGGTTAGGGCTTTTCTCAACAAAGTCAAATTCTTCAACGATGACTTCAGTGAATCGTACATTTTGCCCTTCCTGATTCGTGAACGTGCGATTCTCAACACGCCCTGAAACAAGAAGTTGTTGTCCTTTCATTGTGTGCTGTTGCAACGTTTCCGCTGTCTTTCCCCAAAGTTTGCAATTGAAAAAGTCAGTTTCACGCTCACCTTGAGCATTTTTGAATCGGCGGTTGACCGCAAGCGAAAATTCCGCAAGTGGTCTATCACCAATCAATTTCAATTCAACGTCTTTTGTTAGTCTTCCTAGCAATGTGATTTTATTCATGTTTTATACCTCTTTTTCTTTGATTTCTTTTAATAATTTTTCAACCGCAAAGCTAAACGGCTTACCTTCATATCCAACACGTACAAGGCGTTCATTTCTATAAACCTCATAATCGAATCCGCTTGTTTGGTCAGTCACCACCACTTTGACTTCATCATTCAGCTTGTATCCTGCACGATTCTTGTTTGTATAAGTGCGAATCTTTTCAACGTAACAATCAGATTCAATATGCACGAATGATTTTTCATGACGGCTTTTCTCAATTGTCACAATCCATGGTCTATCAAGTTTATCAAGATAATTCCACGTCTTTTGCAATTCCCTTATTTCTGATTCAATTCGTAACTTGTTCATTCTCACGTCTGATTCAAGTTCAGCAATGTAATATCCTTGAGGGATTTCATGCCGTTCAGATACTATCGGGATTCCTTTCTTCCTGAGTTGTTTTACAACGTCATAAACAGTGCGATACTTGATTCCCGTTCCTTTTTCGATTTCTTGAGCCGTCTGAGCGTTCAGCCGTCCAACTTTTAAAAATCTGTATAGCCTTTCTTGTCTTTCTGTGAATCTCAAATTCGTTTCCCCTTTCTGATGCTTGTATTTTTCGATTCTACCTACCGCCACGCATTTTGAATCTCATTTTGGTGTATTTATACCTTGACGATTCAAAACGCCTTTAGAGTGCCTTAATTTTCATTTTTAGTACATCGTTATTTCTAGCAAAACAATCAATCGTTCTTTTCCATGTATCAAGCGTGTTGAATTGGATTTTGCCAAAGTCTTTTTGCTTAGCGTATTTCATCAACAATTCTTTGTGATATTTGAAATAGTCTGCCAATCTTTGGTTCTTTCCTGATTCGTGTTCTTCATACACTTCAAGCTTCTTGATAATTAGTTGAAGTTCATCTTTGTCAAAGTTGAATCTGATTCCTTTTGTCATTTTGTCTTTCCCCTTTCTTCAGGTTATCTCTTAACCTGATTACATTATAACACTTTTAGGGTTACACTTCAACTAATATCATTGATTTTTTAAAAATATTTTTTGAGATTTTTTCACGCCCTTTTTAATTTAATTTTATTTTAAGGTGTATTAAGTTCTTTACTCTACTATACTTTACTATTCTTTACTTTACTTTACTTTGGGGATTAATGTATACATTAACTCAGTTTCTGTATACATTAACTCAATTAATGTTGCAAAAACTAGGGTTTATGTAACATTAATCCCGTTCAACGGGGTTTATGTATACATTAACTGAGTTTCTGTATACATAAACTACTTATCCACAATTTGGCAAAGTTATCCACAATTTAACCAAGTTATCCACATATCCACAAAATTTTGTGGATAACTCAGTAAGTTTTCCTTACGTCATTCATATCGAATAATCTGAATTTTTCTTCAATATCTGAAAACATTCTTCTTTCTGTAGCTTTCACGTATCTAACCTGTATGCTTTTGCTGGTCAGGATTCCGTACAACTCAAACATGTTCTTGTTGAAGAAGTCAATTTCAAGCAGATATTGAACGATGCTTTCTACTTGAGATTCACTTATTTTCAAGGTATCAGCGATGATGAAATAAATGTTTTCGTCAACGTCCATATAGTATCCCTTATCACGATAAATGAATGATAACAGATAGATGAGTACGGCTATTGAAGAAGCATCATACTTCCTCAATAGCTTTCTCACCTTGATATCCTCAATGAATCCAACGTCTAGTGGAAAGTAGTCAAGCCCTTCTTTCCGTGGTCTAGCCAATCAACAACGCCCCCTTTTCAGTTAGTGTTGTTAGATTCAACCCTAGCCCTTGTTTGTGCTTTGCCTTTACGGTATCCAACCATATTTTGTGCCCGAACTTCTTTAAGGTATAGTCAGCACTTAGCCGTCCTTCATACTTTTGAATCAATTCTTGCAACTTCTTGAATTGCCCTTTTGCGAATTCAAGTAATTCAGCATGTTCAGGATTCTGTTCCATTTCAAGTTCTTCCACGAATCCTTTTAAGTCATCATGAAACAATCTTGCTGTTCCTGTTAGGTTCATTTTACCCCTTCTTTCTTGTTGTTTTTACCTTACCTAAAGTATAACACTTTGAGGGTTACATTTCAACACTTTTGCACGATTTTATAAAAATAATTTATCAAGAACTTTCATGTATTCGTTCATGTATGATGATGCGTTCATGATGATTGAGATTGCCTCAGATTCATGTTCTTCATCGTTGTTCTTCAATGCATTGATTGCACTTTGCAATTCAGTCATTTTCTTCTTGAATTGATAGTGTTCACGTCTGAATGTTGCATTGTCCTTTTCATCAGGGAAGCGGTATTTCTCAGGGGAAGTGTAGCTTGTTTGTTGCATTAGTTTCATTGTGCTTTCCCCGATTCCTAGAATCATCTTGTTCATTTTGTCATTGTATTTCATATCAGTTACCTTCTTTCTTTTATTGGTCATCGTCTAACCTTGATTACATTATAACCCTATAGGGGTTATAAGTCAACAGATATGACCACTAAAAAAGACGAAAAGTTGAAAAACTTTCCGCCTCATTCATAGTTCCCACGAATCCCGATTTCTTTTAGTTGCTTACGATTCAATTTGATTGGTACAACATGATATTTCTTCATGAATTCAGTCAATCCGATTGTGTGTTGTTCCATGTGGTAGAAGTGATTCAAACACATCAAGTGATGCTTTGAGTGGTCAATTTTGTTACGATTCCGCCCCATTCCGACAGGCTCAACGTGACAGATTTCACCCTTTTCACCACTGATGAAACAACGCCTATACTTGAGATATAAAAAGAGAATCCTAGTATTCTCATTGCCAATATAGAATTCATGATGCTGGAACGGTATTTCGTTTTTGAAACACCACTCAATCACAAAGGTTATAAATTCCCTCGCATCATATAAGCTGGTTTGATTGTATGCAAGTGAGAAAGTTTCTTTTGGTTTCTGATATGCAATGCAATATTCAGTCTTCAGGTAGTCTTTCACTTCTTCCAACTGATAGCCCGTATATTCAACGATATCATGTAACAAGCAATAAGTGTACTTTAATTGGTCAGGCGTGATTCCCCTGCTATCAAGTACCTGAACTGAAAAATCATACGTTCCGTTATCGTTCCTCATGTAGCTTGGAAGGTCAAGGGGGCGGTCAAGTTCAAAGGTGACCATTTTCCCTTGAACTTGAACTAATTCCCCTTTGTACTCATGATTCATGATTACACTTCAACCGTTCCAAGATATTCCTGATTCGCTATTTGAATCTTATGTTCAGTTAAAAAGTTCTTGAATAGTGAACGTTCATAATCGTCCATAATCAATTCAATTTTCCAACGGTCTTTTGTGACTGGAACGTGCTTGAATGTTTGTTGTTGGATTTCTTCAATCTCTTTTCGTTCTTCCTGAATCTCAGCTTCTTTCATTTGTCTGAATTCTTCTTCAGCTTTTTCACGTTCCTGATTACGTTTTTGAATCCCGTCAACCGTTTCAAAAATTTGAGCAAGTTCAGTGGTTGGGACTAGATGAATGACTGCTTCATACGGCACGCCTGATTTCTCACAATATGAGATGACAGCTTTGCGCTTTTCTTCTTCTTTTGCATATTCGTTTTCAAGTCTGATGCATTCCATTTCAACGGTTTCATAGAATGATTTTTTGGTCATCTTACGTTTAAAAGCATCAGGATTCAGCATGTCACGGGTTACATCGAATGAGCAAACACGGCTATGAACAGTGATTGCATCTTCAATCCATAAGTCATACACTTCACGGATTCCTTCATCAATCTTATCAACCGCATTTTTGGCTAGCTTCTTCAAGTCTTTTGTTTGTGCTAGCAACGGTTTAATTTGTGTTTGAACTTCATCTTCAGACTTCTTCACGTCATCAATGAACGTGTTCAAAGTCTTCTTTGCTTTTCGTGCTGTATCCACTGTTGATTCTTCAGTGGTCAGTACAATGTTTGTGCTTAGGTCTTCCGTCATTGCTTGAAGAGTGTCCTTGATTGTAGGGAAGTTTGCGATTCGCAACTTCCCGTCTTCACATTGTTCAATTGTTACGTGTTCTAATAATTGTGTAAGTTGATATTCTTGCTCTGATACCGGTTGAGCGACTTTCATTTCATTTTTTACCATGCTTTTACCTCTTTCTGTTGTTGTTGATTCTGTTGATTTTGATACTCAATATTATTCACGATATATTTTGCGAATCCAAGGATTTGATTTGGTTCAATGTTTCCAATATTAGTTTGGAACTGTTGCACTACTTGAGCATTGAACCATTCACGACTGTATCCGTAAGATTCTAATTTCTTCATGTATTCGTTCATTGCTTTTGTCAATTCTTGATTCAATTGCGCTTTTGTCATTTGACCGTTATTCTTATTTGGCTTGTTTTCATGTTCATTCGTTTCATCACTGGTACGGCTATCATCAATGCTGTACAATCCATTCAACGCATATTTTCTAGCGTATGAACTAGATGCCCCCGTGATTTGTGAGCCGTCCATGCCCTTTTTTGTTTCCTCTTCACGGGCGATTCCTTCAACGGTGATTGATTCCGTTCCGTCAGTTAAGGTCACTTTTGCGACAATGTAAAAGCGATTCCCAAGCATCTTCACTTCATCAGTCATAATCAGGAACAATCCGTGCTTATAGTTCAGGGGCTTTACAGCTTCAATGATATCTTCAGCGTTACGATACGCATATTTACCATAGGAGTTGAATTGCATTTTCGGCACTTTCAATTCCTTTTGGATTTCACGCAACTTTTCGTGAATCGTCATTTGTTTTTCTGTCATTATTCCACCTCAGATTCAAACGTTGCGAGTGCATTGACAGTTTCAAGAAGAATCTTTGCTTTCTTAGTACGTGCAAACACGTCTTTCAAGTCTTCATCATTGTCAGATACTTCATACACCATCATGAACCACTTCAACAACTCTTTGAATTCTTCCAATCCAACTTCATTTTTTTCCATAATTTCAACGAATCCAACAAGCATGTTGATTTCTTTTGTATCCTTTTTTAGTTTTTCGATGATTTTCTTTGTAGCGTTTTCCATTGATTTTTCCTTCTTTCTGTGCTATTATATACACATGGTTTTCCTTTTTGTTGTTTTTTTACCTTCTACCTAATCAGCTCAACCGTTTCAGCGGTTGGGCTTTTTTTATGGGCAAAATTGCATTAAGAAGTAAAACAACAATACAGCACTAAAAACAAGTAGTGCATCTTTGAATAATTGGAACAAGAATCCAAGATACCATTTCAAGAACTTCTTGAATGGAACTGTCTTCTTCATTCGTCTTTCAACACGGCTCATGCTTTTGCCCCTTTCCTGATTAGTTATAGAATTCAGTCCATTTGAACCCTAATTTTTGTGCAATCTCTTTGGCACGTTTTGGACGTGGAACAATCAGTCCACGTTCATATTTTGAATAAGTCGTGTAAGGGATATTCAGTTCTTTTGCAAGTCTATACTTGCTGTAACCTTTTTCCAATCTTACTTTTTGCAATACGTTCATTTACTAACCCCCTCAATTTTCTTTTTGACTTTTCTATTAAATGCATAATCTTGAAGCAACCTGTTATCCTTCAGCCCTTCTTCCATTGCTTTTCCGATTCCCTTGAATCCTTGCATCATCAATTTTGAAGGTGATTTGATTTCAAACGATTCTTTGATAACATTTACCACTTTTGTTTTCATTGTGCATTTTCGGGTGATAGCATCATGAGTTTCCGATTTTTTCATTCTTCCTCCTTCCTCAACTCTTCTATTACATTATAGCACTTTAAGTGTTACATTGCAACACTTTTAGTGTTACGTTTTAAAATTTCTTTTTGTGATTGTAAAATGCGTGCAATAGCTTTCATGTACGTTTCATCATTCATTTGAATTTCAACGCCCTTTGAGTAGTAGTTTGAATTTTCTCTAGCGATTGTAGCATGCCACTTTCCTTCATGATTCCATACATGCAACACGTCTGTCATCAACTCATATTTTCTAGTCTTTTTGCTGTTGTATTTTCCGCCGTGAGTGTGGACGATTTTCATATACGTAACGCCTTCAAAGTCTTTTGAATCTAGGTACTCAGGTTTAGAGTATACCTTGTTAAGGTCGCTCATAGTGTTGAAATAGTTAGTTGTAACCCGTGGATTCTTCAAGCCTTCCAACGGTAGATTTTCAAAGTTACCTTCAAAGATTTCTTTTGCAAGTTTTTTAGTGATTTTCATGATTGTTCCTTCTTTCTTTTAGAGTGTTTTTCTTAGCACTTGTAGCTGTTCCAATAGTTCTCTTTTTACCGCTTCATACTTTCCAAAACTTAATGAATCCACAACCACTTCTACTGCCTCTACCATTCCAAGAAGTTTTTGTGCCTCTTTTATTGTTCTGATACTTCTTTGAACTTCCATGTCCATTTCAGCAAACCTTGATAAGAACATGTATTTTTCACTTCTTTCAACAACTATTTCAGCGTGTTCTTTTATCTCTTTAAGTAACTCTTTTAGACTTTCCATTTTTGTTTTCCCTCTCATTCGCTTGTATTTTTCGATTCTACATACCGCCACGGCTTTTCAAACTCGTTTTAGGGTATTTATACCTTGAACGGCAATAAAGGCGATAGCACCGTTTTTTCGTTAAATTTAACGCCTGCATTTTTTAGTAACCAATCCGCACGCTCAGACGTTAAAAAAGCCCCAATGATTCTTCCTTTATTCAGCCCCTCTTTTTTGTCGTACTTTTTGTACGTCTTCATTCTATTTATTGCAATTCTGAACTCTTCCTTGTATTGTTCGGGTGTTTCTGTCATGTAACCTTTCTTTTCAGGTACATTCACATAATAATCATGTAATGTTTTGTATTTTTTTATAATCATATCTAGGTTAACCATATTTTGATATATTACCATTTAGATTCCTTCTTTCTGTTGTTTGGCTATCGTCTAACCTTAATATCATTATAACCCTTTGAGGGTTATAAGTCAACACATAACCTTAAATTTTTTCAGGAAAATTTTTCTTCATGTATTCTTCAATATATTTCAGGTCAGCTTGTGCCTGAATCAATGATAGTTCAGGCGTGTATGTTGGTATTTCACCTCTCTCAAGTTGCAATCTCACTTTTGTGAGGTGGGCTAGTGAACGTGCCGATGCACTCAACCAATGATGCAATTCAGCTTTGAACGGCGTGCACTTTGTAGCCCTTGAAACTTTTGTGTATTGTTCAATAGCGTATAACAAACGTTCTTCAGCTTGCTTGTATTGTTTCAGCATGGATTCTAGTTCATGCCCTTCTAGTGGCTTTCTGTTTGATTCTTTTTCCCAAAGTCCAAAGATTCTCATTTTATCATTCCTTTCAGTGTGCTCAAGAATCTCATATAGTTCTTGATTGTTTTATTCGATTCTTTGATGAATCTGTAACGGTCATCAGTTCCTTTTCCTTGTTGAATATCCGTTGCATATCGTATCAGTGTGTATCTCACCTCTTCCATTTGTTTGTTCCAGTTTTTACGCTTATTTTCCAGCACGGGGCTTTGAACTAGCTTACCGCTCAAAGGTTGCATGTAAACCAGTTCAAAGATGATGCTTGCGTTTGCTTCCGCTGTTTCAATGAATTCTTTGTCTTTTCTATTGTGCAATAGCGTTCACCTCTTCATTTAGTCGGGTATAAATTAGTTGAGCTTCCTTGAAGATTTTTTCCACTTGAGAATGGACGATATAAACACCGATATCATCAATGTATTCTTCAAGCATTTGAAGTTTACCGCTCATATTGGCTAGAATACAAACTCTTCTTTTTGATTGGTCAGACAATTTGTCACAGTGGTTATATAGTGCCCCTCTTGAATCAATTGCGATTGATGACACTTCAGACACCATGTCTGAAATTTCGTGTTGTAATTGTAATTTAGTTGATTTTGGTTTTGCTGTCATTGTCATTTTGTTTTCCTCTTTTCGTTTTGTTTTAGGTTATCCCTTAACCTTGATTTAAGTATAACACTTTAAGGGTTATATTTCAACAAAAAAGAGAAAGAAAGTTCTTTCAACTTTCTTCCCCTTGAGTGCAATTATTTCTTCACTGTAATCAATCCGTCAGGCTCGATTGTGAACGCTTCTTTTGTTGCAATTTCACCATTCGGCTTCACATAATACCAACCTTCACCGTGTTTGATGTATTGGTCACTCTTCATATCGCCGTTCTTAGCATCGCAATAATACCAGTGCTCTTTGTATTTAACCCAACCAGTTTGCATTTCACCCGATAAGTTGAAGTAGTACCACTTACCGTCAATTTGTGCCCAACGTGCACGGATTGATGCACCACGGTTATCGTGATAATAATAGAACGTGCCGTCATAGTACCATTTATTGATTAAAGCATAGCCGTCTTTATCAAATTGGAACCATTCTGTTCCAATCATTTCATTGATATCCACAGGATATGTCCCGTCTTTACGTCTATACCACCAGCCTTTTTCATCTTTCACCCAACCTTCAGGCTTTTGAATCTCATTGTCAATCATTTCTTGCACTGTATCACCTAGGCTCATATAGTGCTTGATTCGTCTGATAATGAAATCTCTCACGCTATCGTTTGAGTTGCCGTGTAATTCAAGTGTACGTTTAGGACAGCTAGTCGCCACAAACTCATTGTGTAGCTTGATTGTGTCATAATTAGGCTCAACGCCATAGTACTTCATATCTTCTGCCATTTGACGTAAACACATTTCTTCATTTTCACGAAAATCAACGTCATTCGCTGAGAATTGTTGACAAACTTCATATCCAATTGAATTCATGTTACCGTCATAGTTAGCTGTTGACCATGAGCCGTTGTAAGTATTTTCTACTCGTACAATCGCATTTCTATCAATGTAATAGTGAGCGAACCCCAATTCTGATTGTCCGTTGTCATAACGACTTTGTAACCAGCCGATGTAATCTTTAGCACTCATGCTTCCTGCATCATTGTGAAGAATGAAGTATTTTGGTGCTTCAGTTGGACGTGCCCCTGCAATTCCTTTAAAGATATCTTTGTTAATAATTTCAACCATTTTTTGTTCCTCTTTTCTTTTCTTTTTATTTTTTTATTAGTTACGGCAATGATGTAGGCCACGGTTCACTCGTGAGGTAAGAAATAGAACTTACACGAATATCACCGATATCCCTATCCGTGGGAACGGGGTCAGTAAATTGAAAACGTAACATGTTACTATCGCCTGCGCCTCCCAAGTACCAAGTTCCATACGGCGTTCCCTTATCGTTGTATATTCCGCCAATCAATGACGATTCAGAACGAAAACCAACGGGAATTCCCCCTAAACCTAGAATGAATACATTTCTCTCACGGTCAGACGGTTGGACTTGATAGCCTGCCCCACCTCGTCTGACAATCCCGAACCAGCCCCAAGAAAGCCCGCCGAATTGATATGTTACGGTATCGTTTTTTCGTCTTACCTTTAAATATGAGCCCCCAAGTTTTGAAACGATGTTCAGATTTCTCCAGCCAGTATCGCCCGATAGAACCTCCCAACCCTCGTTTCCGTTTCCTCTACGTTTTATCCATTTTAAAGCGCCGTTGGTGACTGCTGTGTCAACATAAGTAGTTCCTACTGGTGCTGATACTTTTCTTTCAGGAAAGCCCGTTCCTCGAATTTCGTATTCGTTAGCTGGCGCTACTGTTCCGCCTGTAGCTGGTAGTGTGATACTGCCCCCCCCGTCAGACAGTGTTACAACATTACCCGAGATACTTAGCTTTTGTGGTGTGCGTTCTACCGCTTTTGACTGAACGGCTTTTAGTTCTTCTTTAGTCGCTAGCGTTTCCGTTTTCGTTTCTAGTGTTTGGATACGCCCTTTAAGTTCCATATCGTTATACGGCTGTGGTAGTTCTGACTTTTTAACGTATTCTGTTAAAGATTGGTGTTCCGTTAAATAGCCTTTACTAGCTAGCTCTTGCTTAGTTACTAATACACTAGTATCAATATCTGGTTTGCTTTCTAACCTAGAAACACGGCTTTTTAGTTCCGTGTCATTGTACGGTTGGGGCAATTCAGATTTCTTTGCGTATTCTGTCAATGATTGGTGTTGCGTTAAATAACCTCTACTATCTAATTCTTGTTTAGTTACTAGTACGCTTGTATCAATTTCTTGCTTGCTCTCTAGTACCTCTAAACGTCGTTTTAAGGGCTCATCATTGTAAATGGTATCTTTATCCGTCTTTTGCTCTAAAGCCTCAATTTTGCCTGTAATTTGTGCAATTTCAGTACGGTTTGCCTTATTTTCTAACTCTGCTCGTAAGTTGCTGTCATCATACGTGCCACCCTGCTCTTTGATTTTGGCGAATAAATCGTCAAGTTCTTGTTTGGTTACGATGTTATCAATATCTATGATGCGACCTGTTTTTCGTTCAATCAAAGGTGATTCTTGTGCTCTATCAATAGCACTTACCCTTACGTTAAAAGTGAATGAATAAACGTCTGTTGATTTCTCAACCTTTTCAAAATACACATATCCAACAACCTGTTCATTGGTAGTGATTAGTGAGCTATCGAATTGGACTGTAATATTGTTTCCCTCGATTGTAGCCTCTACCGTTTTATATCGCTTTGTATCTTTGAAATAAAACAAGAAAATGACTTTCTGAGCCGTCAACTCGTCCGCTGTGAATTTAAATACGACCGTGCCTTTATCCTTGCTATATACTTCAATATCTAGCCGTTCAACAATTCTATTTACTGGTGATATTGTTAAATGCTTTTTAATGATTTTATCCATACTCTACCCCCTTTCTCAATCATGAGGGGAACTCAGGAAGTTCCCCCGTTGATTATTATTGATTGTTTGGTGTTTGTAAGTCATTGCTATTTGATTTCATTTTTAGCATCGTTCATATTTTTCACGATACTTTCAAGAATCGAACGTTTGTTCTCATCGTTCAATTCCAATCCGCTTTCTTTTAGTAAGCCGTCAAACACGTTCAACGCCTCTTTCATTTTTTCTTCACCACGGATTCCATTGATTGATGCGACTTGCTCAACCCCTGCCACTACTGTTTTTGCGATTGTCAGGATTGTCAACCATTGTTGTTCAGTCGTTTTCGTCTTCAATAGTTGAGTACGCTCAACAATCATGTTCTTGATGTAAGTGACTAGAATCCCGATGAGTGCCGTGATAAATGTAGCGATTACGTCGTTTAAGTTTAGATTCATATTTTATTCCTCTTTCTTTTCTCTTTGTTCAAGCATCTTTTCGATTTTCTTGATATGTTCTTTTCGATATTGGTTGATATACGGTTCAATGAAATCAGGTATTGGAAGGTCAAGTGCGTGCCAGTTTTCAATTAAACTGATTACATAATTTAAGATGAAGTAAGTCACTACCGCAACCCCGATGCTTCTATATCCTAAAGCACGACAAAACGCCCCAAAGGCGAACGCCGTGAAAAAGATTAGAATGTGTCTGACTAACCCGTTCAAGCCTGTCTTGCTGTCTATGATTCTATACTTAACGGCTTTCATCGTTCCTGTGATAACGTCAAGCACGATGATAACGAATAGAATCTGAATGTATATACTATGTGTCATAGCCTTGAAGTATTCAAAGAGCATAGCAAGTTCAATATCTCCTTGTTGATGCACTATGATTCAAGAACTCCCAAGGCAATTTCAAACTTCTTCAGGTCTTCATATTTATTAGTCTTAGTTTCCTGAATCTTTGAAATGCTGGCGTTCTTTGCGTTGACTTCCGCCGTAAGAAGTCCTTTTTCTTTTTCAAGTTCTTTTTCCTTCAACTCAAGTTCTTCAATCTCAGATTCCAACTTGAGTTTTTTTGCTTTAATTTGAGCAAGTTCCATATACTAACCCCCTTTTAGATTTTGAAGGATACATTGTCAAATGTTATCCAGTCTTTAGTGATTCCTGACCTTGTTGAAACATTTCCAGCAGTGCTTATGAATACAACCGCATTTCCGTAATTATTATTCAAGCCTGCTACAAACATTCCTTGAGAAGGTCTGCAATCTTCAGGAAGTGTGAACAACGTTGTGTTGTAATCTTCTTTCCCGCCTTTCAAACTACCACGCAAGTATACTGTATCATCTTTTCGTGAAAATTGACAATATCCATAATCAGGATAATGCAACCAGCCGTTTTGAGGTGAAACAGTAGTCCATTGTTCATTCAAATAATGGTCTTGAATTTTCCAAGCACCCCAACGATTCTTTTCGCAAACTCTAAAATATACTGCTGAACCGTTTGAGGTTATGAATCTTTGAAATCCCCGTTTTCCTGAGAATCCATCGTTGATGTATACTTCCAAGAATCCAAACGCTGAAGGAACGTTCTTTCCGCTTTCTAGGTAGTATACTCCCGATTCATACATTGCATTAGCATCTTTCCCTAGTGCTTGATTGATATATCCGTTTTTATCCGTCAACTCATACAATTGAATTTTTCTTCCTTCAGAAAACACGTTCCCAGTAGTGAAGTTGACCGTGTTCTTGAATTTTGAAGTCATGTTGACGATGAATCCTGTTTCATCGTCTTCAGGAACGCCCCCAACACCGATTCTGTTTTTCCCTAAAACAAGAAGCACCACTGAAGTTCCGATTGTTCTATCCGCTGAATTTTCACCGAATTTATCGCTGACTATAATCTTAAAGTCATAACCTTCATCAATGTTGTACACACTTCCAAGGTCAATTTCTTTTGCATATCTGTCAACGGATTCTGTTGAGGTAAAACATGAAATCCAGTTATTTTTCCCACGTTTTGAATACTTGACCTGAATCCTGTATTCATTCACGTTCCTTCCGTCAACCATGATTGGTGAAGTACGAACGCTTGTTTGTGCTTTTACATTCTTATTAGTCCTATTCCCTGAGCGGATAGGAAAGAATACGCTGATTATAGGTTTCTGATAGTCATGAATCTTGATTGGTTTTTCAATCCGTGCTTTCCTTCCTCTACTGTCAGTGACTTCCGCCACGATTGTTTTTTCACCGGTTGGAAGACGTGTGAACGTACCTTCTGAAGAAGTAATCACTTGATTTTCAAGCGTGATTCTGTACCCTGTTATCGTTGAACCGTATGCACCCTGAGCACCAACAATCTGTGCCCCGATTCTTGATATATCATAGATGAATTCGTTGCTAGGTAGAACGGGCTGAATCCGTCCTTCTTTTTCTGTCACGTTGAACGCTTGAATTGTAGGTACGATGCTATCAGGTACTTTGATTTTATTGCCGTAACTGTACGAATCCGAACCAATCTGAACATTTTCATGATTGAACGTTCTTACACAGATATCAAGTGAACCCGTATCACTTGCAAGGATATGTTTTGCAAGGTCAATACTAGGGATAAACTCTTTCATGTAAGCAATGTTTGTTCCAAGGTCAAACCATTCTGAATCGTTGATTCTGTACCACGCTTGATGCTTGAAAGTTTCAACCTTTCTATCAATCTCAATTGTTACTGACTGCCCCAATTGTGATGCAACAACCTTTTTGACGGGTGATTCACGGTCAATCTTTGTCAGATTCATCGAACCGCTGAATTCAGGGATTGTTCCAAGCCCTGCAACGTTTGTCAATCCAGCCCACAAAGTGATTGCTTTTGTGCCGTCAGGATTGTGAGGGATAACCTTTGTGCCTTTTCCAAAAGATACCCACTGGGAGTTTCTCAGGTCATAGGATACCCACTTTTTGACAATCTGTTCATCGTTTATCCAAGCGGTTGCAAGGCTGTCACCGTTCAGATTGTATACATAGGTTGAACCACGTTCAAGCCACAATTCCCACTCAATCGTTGACGTGTTGTTGATTTTATCAATCGAAATTTCACGCACTCTAAAAACAAGCGTTACATATTCAGTGCCTTGAAAATAGAATCGTCTTTCAATTTGTTTTGTTTCCAAGTTCCAGCCCCCTTTCTATTTCTGTTCCCCTGCATAGGATATGAACGTGAATTCATTCCCGAATTTCTCAAAAATATGATTCCCGATTGTGATATTTTCCCAAAATACCCCTGATAGAATCGTAACTTTCTGACCAGTCATGAAGGCTGTCAGTTTCCCACCGTCAATGAATTCCAGACGGTCATTTGCAAGCCTCATTTGCATACCGTCACCGTTCTTTCCAATCACTAAACCGTCACGGCTAAAATCAAAGTATCTGTCAACTGCCTTCAAGATTGCACTTGATTGCTCAAGATTCAGTTCAAGGGCTTTTTGTCTTTGTCCTAACCCTTCAATCACTCGTTCTTGTTCTAGGATTCGTTTATATGCTTTTTCCATATCACCGAATCTCCCCGTGAGGTCACGGGTATTCGCTTCATACTCTTTGACTGTTTCAATCTCCCGTGTTAGCTCAGTGAATCTTTCTGCATAGTCACGGTTACTTGCTTCCCACTCTTTGGTGATTTTCTCTATATCTGCCGTTGCATCAGAAATGACGGGCTTCCATTCGTTATTGGTGAATACCTTGACAACTTCTTTTTGAGGGTTGGAAGTATCCGTCCATAAGTCACCCGATTGTGGATTTTGAGGTGGTACAGCCCCAATACTTTTCTTGATTAAGATACTCTTCAACACGATTGAATCCGTAAGGACTTTCACACCGTCTTGATACGCTTCACAATAGAACGTGGATTCAAAGTTCACGTCTGAACTCGTAACTTCTAAACTGTTTCCCCCGTGAGGAAGTTTGTTATATTCAGAATCCTTTTCTGAATCCTTGCTATCACGAATCCACTTGAATTCATATTTTTCTGAAATATCAATTCCCAGTTTTGTGATTGTAGCCTTGAGCGTTGTTTTGCCTTCAGTAGTGAATACTGTTCCATTAGATGATGCAATGTTCATCATGATTGGCACTTTGTTGAAGTCGAACGTTTGTTCTTTCAAGAATCGTTCAAGCTGTTTGATTTTTTCATCAACTGAGGATTCTTGAACCTCAATGTTTGAGATTACAACCTTACCTTCAGAATAGATGCCTTGAGATAGGCTTTTCACGATTTTAGTTACCCGTGCACGAATCTTCAACGCTGGTTTATAGTCATAGTCAACCACAATCACCCAATCGCCAATTTCAACTTCTTCAGGTAACTCACTGAACTCAACTTCATATTCAATTTCAGGATATGCACGTTTTTTCAATTGTCTGAGCGTTTCTTGAAACAATGTTTCTTTTGTTTTCGCTTCAGATTCATACGTGTCAACGATATATCCCCCGTCTTTTGAGATATCTTTATGACGTGACCAGCGTGCACCTTCTTGAAGGTCATGAATCGTGTCACCGCCTACCCAATATCTCCCGTCATTGTACTTGTACCCGTCAAGTGTCAATCCTTCTGCCCCTCTAGCACGCAAAGCCGTTGCAAGTTTTTGAATACTAGAAGTCTTCTTGATTTTTGAGATTTCACGCCCGTACTCAAGGCGTACTTCTTTATCCTGCCCGACAGCGTGTTTGAATCTGATTATCTTTCTTGAAGGCTGTCCTTTCTCTTCAACAATATCATATTCAATTTCATATCCGAACGCCCTTGCAACCTGCCTGATTCTTTTGCTAGCTGTTTCAAAAGATTCATATTTGAGTTTACGTGTGTGAACATTCCCAACTTCAGAAAGGTCAATCTCCCAGCCACTATCATACATGAACTTATCAAGATAAAACTTGATAGGATACGACCTATCCGCCTCAAACGGATAAACGGATTCCCCTATCAGGTCAAGTCCAGCATCAACGCAAACAAACGTCTTCAAGTCATTGTCTTCAGTTGTATCCATGACCTCAAACCAGTATTTCTTTCCTGAGATATCAACCGCCCGAACATAGTTTCCAATCCCTGCATTTTCAATATCTTTGTCAATTTTGTCAATCGTGAAAGTATACGTTGATAATCCAGTGTCTAAGTCTTTTTCAAACTCATCATCGTAAGCAACTAGACCGCCCAAGCTAGCAAATGTAGCTTGAGCAATCACGTTGTACTGTCTATCGTAAAACGTAATCAATAGAACGCCCCCCTGACATATCCTTTAACAACGGGTGGTGAATTCTGAGGAAAAAAACTGGTTGCAATCTCAGTGGTTGAACCACTTTTGATTGAAAACGGCTTTCCTTCACTCAGGTACTTCCGTTTATTATCCACATAACATTCATTAGTTGCTGAATCGTAAACAAATTTTTGCCCGATTCGTATGAACGGATTTTCGTTTCTCTCATATCCGAACTGAACCGAATTGCCGTTCTTATCCACGAATCCGAACATTTTATAGTTATCTTCCGCCACGAATTCAAACCGTGGATAGGCTTCCGCTGTTCCTTCATTCGTGAAGATTAACTTGTTACCGTCAATCCGTGCAAGTGATTCACCAGTTGAGAATGAGTAAGGATACAATGACAGCAATTCAATTTCACCAGTCGCATATTTACCGCTTCTTTTCTCGAACGTGCCACCACCATTGATGATGCACTTCCAATATCTGTTTGGATAATCGCCGAAAATCACATTGAACACCTTATTGGCGCTCAGGATTTTCTTCAACGCTTCATGCTTTTCGTCAATATCGCTAGTGACCACATAGCTGATTCTCATTTCACGGCTTCCGTATGATTGACCTTGAAAGCGTACCCCGTCAACAATGGAATACTCCTTGATTCTGTTTTTGATAGTTGGAAGACTTCCACGTTCAACATTCACCACTTTGACAATATCCCCAATTTCTTGATTGTCAATCTTAATACTGAACATTCTATCTATCCCCCCTCTTCAATCTTTCAATTTTCTCGATTCGTTGATTTTCACCCCGAACGATTGGCGCTACCACCCTTGCAACCTCTCTTTCTGAGATAGTCACAGGAACGACAATTTCACCGCCACTGTAAGCAAGATTCATTTCATAGGCTTGTTTACCTGAAAAGATATCCAATCCATTGTTGAACATACGTTTGCCACGGCTCAATAGTGAATCCGCTGAGAAGTCAACGTTCATCAGTTTATCTCTTAATTGATACGCTGATTTTTCAACCGCATCCGCATTTCTATCCATACCTACCGCAATACCTAAAGGAATGAATTTCCCTATTTCATCACGCATCACCCTTGAAGGTGAGTGGATATCAAGTGCACTTCTAATTGTGCTTTTCACTGAATCCGCAATACTTCTTGCAACGCTCATCACGTATCCCATACGATTGTTCATACCTTGAGCAAGCCCGTCCATAGCGTATTGACCGCTTGAAGTTAGTGAACCATACATGTTCCTAAAAATATTAGGTAGCTGATTCGCTTTATTTTCCAATTGGCTTTTTGTTTCTTCAAACTTATTCACCATTGAAGTGCCCATTGTCTGCATTGCTGAATCCAATTCACCTTGAGATTCTGTAATACCTTGAACAACACCTTGAACAACGTATGTTCCTTGTTCCGCCATAACCCGTGAAGGTGAATGAATCCCTAGTTCCGCCCCGAACGCTTCAGGAATCTTGCTCGCCATTTCTTGAGCCGGTGCAACCACGTTTTCAGAACCGCTGGTCATACCTTCAACAACCCCTGCTGGAATCTGTTTCCCAGCTTCCGCAAAACCAGCGTTTTGAATCGCTGAAGTTAGTGTTTCTTTAGATTGAGTAACTAGATTCATTAGTTTTTCAGTGGTTTCTTCAGGCGGTAAGTTGTACATGTTTCTCAATGCTTCTTTCGCTGCATCGCCCCCCTCAGTAAACGCCTTGTTCAATCCTTGCAACTCAGTATCACTTGCACTTACTAGGGCTTTCACTTGTTCCGCTGATTTTGGACCAGCTTCTTTCAATTGGTCAATCAACCCTTGATTCAATCCACGTTCAGTTAGGGCTTTGATATTCGTTCCGAATTCTGCAACCGTCTGAGTGTTTGCAATCATGTTGGCTTGCATATCCTGAACGGATACAACCGCATCTTGTTTGATTCGTTCAAAAGCATTTGTAGCCGCTTCTTGCAACATTGTATACTTTTCACGCAATCCGTCAACGGCTTTTTGTTGAGCCTCATCAAGGCTTGCATAAGTCATTATCTGCTTGTTTGCCCCAGCCTCAACCGCATCCGCCACTTGTTGGGCGTTTTGCATTTGAATCTCTTTCAAGGCTGTTTCATTTTCAACTGCTTCCGTTTGAGCCGTCTTCAATTCGCCAATCGTTGCTTGTAAATCCTTCAACATACCTTTCTTCTTCCATGTTGAAATGGAAGTGTCTTCTTGAATCGCTTTGTACTTGCTTTCTGCATCAAGCAATTCTTGATTCACCTTGATTGTTTGTTGATAGGCGTTTGCAAGTTCTTTTTCAACCTGAACCAATTTTTCATTCCCTTGACTAGCCTGAATCCGTTGTTTCACTTGGTCAATGTTCATGCTCAACGATTTTGAATTTTTATCATATTTTAGATTCAATCCGTCCACTTGTTGATTCAATGATGAAATGTTCTTCTTGAGCAACACGGTTTCCGCTGAAGACCTATTTGTTTTGCTTGCAAGGGCAAAGGTTTCTTCCGCCAATTTTTCAATTGGTTTTGTTCCGTTTTCCATTTCTTTGTTGAGTTCACTTACTTTGTCTTTTGTTTCTCCTATTGATTCTGCTGTTGCTTTTGCTTCTTCCTTCAATCCTGAGATTTTTTGTTTGTACTCTTTGACTTTCTCAGATTCCATGGATTCTGCAAGTTTCACCAGTGCAATACCGAACGCAATCATTCCAGCACCAATCCAGCCAACCGGTCCTACAAGTGCATTGATAGCCACGCTAAACGCTGTCACCACTCCCGTTGCGAATGTAACTGCCGTTGAGAATCCAGCAATTGCAAGGGTTACGCCCTTAATACCTAGCAATAGAATGAACGTTGCAACAACCCCTTCAAGAAGTGGTTTCAAGAAGGCTAGTTTTTCACCGATGAAGTAAAATCCTTGACCAATAGCCTGAGCAATTGGAATCCCTGCTTTGATAACTGAATTGATTGTATTGAATCCGCCGTTGATGACGTTCTTCAAGCTGTCAATGTGCTGGTCAATGTTCTTTCCAGTCAAAGCCTTGATGAATGAATCAAAAGCCTCAATCATGCTTGCAAGTCCTTTGATACTAGAGTTTGCAAGGTTTTTCATTGAAGTTCCAATCCCTCTTGAACTTTCTTTTGCTAGTTCCGCAAAGCCCCCAACTCCTTTGTTCAACTCAATCAGTTTACGCCCGAATTGGTCAAAGGTGATTTCTCCACGTTGTAACGCACCGTAGAACTGAGTTTTTGCACTAGCCCCCGTGAATCCGAACGCTTCCGCCGTCTTTGCCAATGCAATTGGCATGGTTTCTTGCAACGTCTTCCATGACTGCATATCCACTTTACCACTTGAAAGCATTTGTTGGAATTGCACCAATCCACGGCTTGCATCTTCCGCACTTGAACCACTTGCAAGGAAGGCATTGTTCAAAGCAAGTGTCAGTTTCGTACTGTATCCGATATCCTTTGTGATTGTGGTCAATTGCTTACTTGTAGCAACCACTTCATCAAGCCTTGTTGGCAATCCGTCAATCCCGTCTGAAAGTTGTTTAGTACTCTTTGCAACGTCTTCCGTGCTGAATCCTAGCAACTTCATGATTCGTGGATAAGACTGCAACGTGTCAAAACGCTTAATTGCACTATCTAGCGAATTTTGCAAGATTGAAAAAGCACGTTTTGCAATCTCAACCGCCCCAAAAGCAAGGAAGAATCCTTTGATTTTAGGCGTTGTATTTTGCGTATTGTCACCAATCTTTTTCATGCTTTCGTCAATAGGTTTCAAACCGTCATTGCTTACTGGCTTTTCTGCTTCTTGCTTGAACTTCTTCAATTGTGCTTCCGCAATTGTTATTTGTTTACCGTCAATTCTTACATCAATTTGTACTTGACCGTCTGCCAATCAATCCACCCCCTTTTTATTCTCTTATTCTGAACTGTTCCTTCAGTGATAGCATCTTATTTCTGTATTCTGCCGTATCCCCTTTTGAAGGTTTCCATGAACGTATGTGCCGTACTTGAGAAAGTGCCGTGGATTCAGGCAATCCATTCAACAATTCAATGAACTCAAACCAGTGAAGATTGTCATACTCATTGAATAGATTGATATTATAAGCCTGTCTGAATGATGCGTATATCAAACCAGCATCTTGAGTGAATGAAAGTGTCGCTTCCTCTTCAGGTTTCTCCCTCTTTGGCATCACGTTTCCTTTCATATCGTATTCAATCAAGTCTTCTTTCTTTGAAGATATGAATTCATCAAAGACGAATCCAAGGATTCTTTCCCTATCCTGATAATCGCACTCAATCTGAAGAATCTCAAAAATCACGTCCATTTTGTCTTCATTTGTCAACTCAGAATCCTCTTTGACCTCTATCACGTCAAGAACTCTATCAAAAGAAAGGTTGAACGAATACTCCCTACCTTCAAACTCAAACGTGGTAGGCAATCCATGATTCAGTAACATTCATTCAACCTTCTTTCTATTTCTTTTTATTTTTCTTTTTCAATGCTTTTAGCAAGCGTTGTTTTTTCTCTTCACTCATCTTCATTTGTTCTTCATTCAATTCGTCCATTTTCGCCACGATTCCAACTTGTAACAAGTCAAGTGAGTTAGTTAAGGCGTTAAGGTCAGGATACTCTTCATATAATTTCTCAAAAGTTCCTTCACCTAGTAATAAATCATATTGAATTTCAAGGCATTGTTTGCCCAACTCAATGCCACGCTCCAGCGTTTCATATTCAGTGATTTCTTTATCACCGAATTTTTCCATGATTTCTTTTTCAATCTCATTGATTTTGCTTGCAACGTTGATATCGTAATCCATTAAACGTTTTACATTGTCAACGCTAGTATCCAACCAAAACTCAAACTTTCCGATTGTTACGGGGAATCCACTTTTCTTCACTTCAATATCTAATTGAACCATTTTTCATTCTCCTTTTTATAAAAAAATAAGGGGCGGTTGAATCCACCCCTACTTTCAACCATTAAACATTCGTTGGAACACTTTCCTTTGGAACTTGATTGTATGTGAGTTTAGCTTTGAACTCTTCATAGCTTGAAGCCTCACCGCTACCAGCTACAATTTCTGATGCTGTCGCTTTACCAATCCATTGTTTCTTACCGCCAGCATCAACAACTTTGTGCCACACAAGGCGGTCATCACCAGTTTTGTATTTTTTGCTTGCAAGTAATTCTTGCGCTTTGTCTTCACGGTCATAACTTCCTTCAAAAGTGTATGCACCTTGAACAGATACAACTGTTGATTCTTTTGTTCCGTCACCGTCATAGTATGCGGATTCTTCAGTTTCTTCATTTGTATCGTCTGACACTGTTGCAATCCATTTAGCCAATTCTAACCAATTTGCTTCCACTGGTTCATTTTGACCTTTTACAACGTCTTGAATAAAGTGACCACGTAAGGCATTTTTCATTCTCATATTTTCATTCTCCCTTTCTTACTGTTACGTATGCACTGAATGTGAATCTGAAATAAATGTATTTATCATCAATCTCACTCAGATAACTTTCATTGTTTATCTCAATTTTATTGAATTCAAACGAATTTTCCCAAGAACTCAATGAGGTTATTTTTTCTAATTCTGTACTAATTTTTGTGAGGGTGGTCAACCCTAGTTCTCTATCTTTCTGTTTGACTTTTAACTGAATCTCAAACGGGAATTTTTTGTCTTGCGTTCCGTCCATGTATTCTTGAATCACGCCACCACTAGGCAATGAATACAGTGATAATGAATCCGATTCTGAATTGTTATCATTGTAAACGGGTAACTTCAATTCAAGCCCTTCAATGAAATCCACAATGCGTTCTTGTAAGTCCATTATTTCAACAATCCTTTCACGATGATGCGTTCCCAACTACCAATGTAGAGTTTCTTAGCTTTTAAGTCCCAACGTTTACCCGTCCCTTTGGTGGTATACTCTCTAAACTTAACAACTTTTCCACTCTTAGTTGTACGCTGTCCGTAATACTGAGCTTTTGCATAAGGCGTGGTATAGAAAATGTGTTCGCCGTCTGCATCAGACGACACACTTCCCGTCAATCCGCTGTCCTTGTAAGGAACAAACGGGTGAAAATCTGCCTTCATTTGGTCATTCAATGCACGTTGCGTAGTAGTAAGGCGTTGTTTGCTTACCTTTGGCAATACCTGACCAAAATCACACTTCACACGGATTCTACCGCCCAATTACAGCAACTCCACTTCATAGCCTAGCAAGTCATTTTTGTACGGCTCATACACGGGAATCACCTTATGAATCAATAATTCTTCTTTACCAAAAACGATGATTGATTTTTCTTTCAACTCAGTGAACGGCTTAGTCAGTCCGTTGTACATGAACATGATTGCGTTCAGGTTGAACGTTTGTTCGCTTTTGTTCTTTGTTGAGTTCCGTTCATAGTCAACTCTCACTTTAGTGATTAACTGAGGCTCACTGTATTCAGGATTGTGGTTTCTGTCTTCTCTCACAAACTCTTTATAAGTGACCTCATGAATCAATAGAGGCGCAACAAGTTCAATCATGATTCAACGCCCCTGAACAGTAACCCCGTTGCTTGTAGGTTCATCATTGAATAGTCAGAAATCATCCCCAACGCTTTTCGGGAATTATTCGATGATGAACGGTTTGTCACGGTAGTACGTCCAATTGAAATTGAATCAGGTTGCAACGCCCTTTCTTCAGTGGTCATTGCCCCTGTATTGTTGAAGAAGTCCATTTGACCAATCACGGCTTCTTTCACACAATCTTTTCTAAACTTGTTATCAGTGTTAAAATCATTGTACAGATAGTAGTTTCTAGTCACTAGATTGATAAGGCGTTCCGCCCTTTTCGCTAGTGTTTTAGTTTCCTCATAGGTCTTTTTATATTCGTTCGCTTTTTCTTGAATCTCTTCTTCCGTAAGAAATAGCAATTGAATCACTCCCATATGATTAAGGGAAAAGAGTGATTGAATCACTCTTTTCCGTCAGATTCTTCAATGACTTCATGAACTACCTCTTCAGGTTGTTCTATGGATTCTTCACCGATTAACTCATAACCAGCTTCAATCAATAATGATGCAAAGTCTTCATCATGTTCAATCGTGAAAATCACGTCATCTTTTTTGTATTGTTTCATAGTTTCACCCCTTCAGGTCTTACGCTTTTTTGTGAACGTAAATACCTTTTTTCTTACCGTCTAACACAAAAGCATCAAAGTGAATACGACCTTCAACAAGTGAGCCGTCTAAACCAGCAACTTGGTCTAAAATACGGTATAATGAAAGTTTCACTGGGGCTGGTGTCACTGAGTTGTGAGCAATGATGAATTCAACATTTTCAGGTAAGCGTTTAGCTGGTAGCAATACTACTGGTACGCCGTCAACCGCCCCAACTTGACCGTTGATTGTGATTGTTTGACCTAGGTCTGAATTTTTAATGAATGAATCATCTAGTTTTAAGAATTTGTAAGTTGTTGGTGTTACCCCTAAAACAAGCCCTTCAACTGGAACGTCTTCATCTTGTAATTTTGCAATACCGTCAAGGATAGATGCATAAGCATTTGTCTTTGTGATTGCCCCTGTTCCGATGTGGTCTGTTTCTGCCCCTGCTACAATTTTAGCAAAGCGGTGTTTGTCAACTGCTGGGATAATCTTTTCAACGATTTGACGTTCTAGTGCTTTTCCTGCTTCCATTGCACCTTCAGTGCCGTTTGCGGATTTGCTGTCAATTGTGAATGTGAACGATTTGTCTTGTCCTAACTTCATTTCTTGAACAACGTTTCCTAATTCTTCAGGCGTTCCAAAACGTTGCATGCCTGATGTTGTATAGTCGTTTAAGTCTGAAGTGTTTACTTGATACACTTTTACTGTCTCAACGCCTAAAAAGTCATAGTTGTCATTAACAAAGGCTGTTGATAATGCGCCTTGAGCGAATCGCTCATCAACCTGTGATGAATATTTTTCTGCATAGTTTACTGTCATAAATAATTCTCTCCCTTTTTTCCGTTAGTTATTTGTTAGAAAAGAATCCTTTCAAGAATGAATCCTCTTCTTCATGAGTTCCATTGGCTGGATTCGTGTTTCCGCCTTGGAAAATATGAGGCTGGTTATCTGCTTGTTTATCCTCGCTAGCAAAGAGATAATCATTTTCAGATTTCACACGGTCTAACTCTTCCGTTAACCCGTGGAAGTTACCTTCCTCATCTTTAGTGATTTTCGTCAAGTCCAACAATGCTTTCACTGCTGTGTTGTTCTTGGCTTTGTTCTTTGTCAATCCTAGTTCAATATAGTTTTCAAGGCGGTCATGTTCACGTTTCTCAGTCAATTCCTGAATCTGATTCTTGTATCCTTGAATCTCTAATTGAACGGATTCATTTTCTTTGGCTTTCTCTTCTAAACTTGTAATCAATTTCGTTGATTTTTCAAGTTCCTCTTTCAATTCGTTGTTTTTTTCTTTAGCCTTTGCATAGCGCTCTTCAATTTTCTCTTCAGTAGTAGTGAAGATTTTATGTTCACTCATACTGCCTAGAATCGAATTCACCACTGCATCATCTAAACCATTAGATTTCAAAATTTCTTTAAAATCCATTTTTCCACGCTTCCTTTCTTACGCTTTTTACATGGTCGCATCATAAGAGATTTTTTTGAACTTGTTCTTTTACGACTGCAAGTTCTTAAAAGTCAAGTTTTTGTTATAAATAGCCTTTTACAATCTCCTTCAGTTCATAGTCTGATTTCAAGCCGTGTTGATTCTCATACTTCTTCAGGATTCTGAAACGCTTATCAAGAAATTCTTGACGTTTTCTGAATTCCTCAAGATTCTTTGAATCCGTGGCGGATACTGCTTTGACTGCCTTCTTCACTGACCGTTGAAGTGACTTCCGTTTCTGCTCAATCCGCTCATTCTCAATAGCTTCATCAGGATTGTACTGCCGTTGATTGTTTTCATTCAGGTTAGGTCTGAATGGTATCCATAAATGCTTACAGTTTATACCTCTGTGACCTGCTGGCTCACCGTATCCAAATTCATACGCACTGGGGTATCCGCTATCTGCTTCATTGATTGGTCTGATATCAATGACTTTACCTTGACAATATGCACAAGCAACCCTTGAACGGGGGTGGCTCGTAACAAGTACCGTGAACAGATTCTCTTCCTTCATCGTTGAAGTACGCACTTCATTGTATGTGTTATGAAAAGCCGTTCTTGCTACCATGTTTGCATACCGTTCAAGTGACCATTTATGACCGCCTGAATCCACAAATTCAGTATATATCCCTTTTTGCGAAAAAGAAACAACTACCTTTTGAACTGCATCATTTAAGCTGTAAGTGCCGTTGATTGCAACCCGTGACACTTCACGGATAATGTCATTGTAGGCTTGAGCAAGTGGATTCCCTGCAAGATTCTTTGATACTAGAGGGGTGAACAGTTCCTTGCTCATGCTCATGAACGTATCTTCAGCAACCTGCTTTGCGACTTTCTCAGCTATCTCATAATCTGATTCAGGGGCTTGCATCATTTGACGTGTTTCCTTTTCAACCGCCTTGCTAAAATCCTGAATCCTTTCATTGATTTCTGTTTGCATGTATTCCTGAGCCTGTTCAATGTCATCAACATGAGATTCAACATACTTTGGTTGATTCGCTAGGTTTCTAGCCGTCCATGTTATGACTTTCTCCCTCTCATACGGTTGAAGATTTTTTGCAACCCGTTCAATCAGTTTCAAGTCTAGTTCAAAGGCGTGTGTATTGAATAGATTCCCTTGATTGTTGATATCATTCCCCGTTATCATTCTTCATCACCAAACTGCCTTTGGTCATTCAATCGGTCATAATAGTCTTGACTAGCCTCAAAGCGTTCTTTGTTGATTTCGTCAATCCATGCTTTTGATTGCTCATCAGTCAAGTTGAATAGACGTTTTGTTGCTTCCTTAGCTGGTATCATTTCGGCTTGTTTCGCCTTGCTCAAGAAGTCAAGTTGAGCGTTCTTATCTGTGAACACGCCGTCATCAAAGTCAATACTGATTTCATCTTCATCAGGGATTTCACCGCTGTACAGATTGTACACTTTTGCGATTTCAAACACTGAGATGATAAGCCCCTTCAAGAATCCTTCAACCTTGTTCAAGTGAAGGTTGCGCGTTCGGTAAGTTTCTGATTTCTCACTGACTACTTCCGTTGCGGTCTTAATGCTCTTACCGTCAAAAGTGAATGTTCCACTTGATATTCCTGTTTGCATTTCTAGCGTTGCAATGAACTTGTTGATTGCTTCAATGTACTGACCCGCTCGAATATCGCTTGTGATATCCTGTTTTGTCATATCGTCAATGCCTGCTGGAAGTCCTACAAAAACATCAGTTTCCTCATCAAAGTATTGAATTGGTTTCCCGTCGTTATCGTACTTAGTGCGTAAGAAATGGTCTGAAACAATCACCTTACGTTTGCCCTGTCTGATTTCCCAATGGAAAGCATCAAAGGTTTCATTGATTACGTTCAAAGTAGGCTTTGAATTGTCAATTACTGAAAGCCCAAGTGGTGAACGTGGATTGATATTATTGAATCCGTGAGGCTTCAAGTGAGTGAATAACGGGCGTGACAGATTCTTGATGATGATTTCTTCAGGTAAGTCAGCATAAACATCAAGGTCAGTCAGCTTGATTCGTTTACCTACCTCATCTTTTCTTTGTGACCAATAAAGTTCATGACGGATAATATAATCATTGCCCTCCCACTCATGGAACTCAAGTAGTGTATAGTAGTTTGTCTTTTTCCCGTTCACAACCGTTGTTACATTTGTGATACATGCTTCAGAAATTGAATTCGTGTTCGATTCCAACGGTAAGAACGTGTCCGCCAAGCACCATGAAAATTCAATTCGTCCATTATCCACGTAAGGACGTACAGCAAGCCCGCCAGTGGCAAACATCGCTTCAAGTTTTTCTGAAAATGTATCTTTGAAGTTGTTATCACTGAAGACTTTTTGAATGAACTTGTTTGCCTCATTCTCATTCTTCTCCTTCATGGATTCATTCTGATTGTCAATATAGATTTTGCATTGTTCGTTGAAAACAAGCCCTGCAATGTATCGTGAAACAACTTCACTCATGTTCAATGTGAAGTAAGGACGTTTCACCCTTTTCCCTAGTGAGTTCATGTACTCAATATCAGGAAACAGTCCTTTGTAATATTTGAAATTGGATTCAATCCGTTTCATCTCTGAGCCTTCAACCCCAATTTTCGGGTGGTCAGTGATTCTACTGATTGTCTGACCAATCAAGATTTCTTTCAATTCAATTCCCCCTTTTCTGATGCTGTGCATCAATCTGTTCCAATAGTTCAATGTATTCCCCCCTTTAGAACTCAAGTCCTAGGTCACGTTTGTTATCAATCACAAAGTATTCAAAAGCATCGCATGTATGGTCATCTTCTTTGACCACTTGAGGATTCTCACTGAACACTGTATCTTCAATCCATGTATAGCGTTTATGCTCATCAAGGAAGTATTTCACGTTGTTTTCCGTCTTCAATACATAAACCTGACCATTTGCCAATAACGATTGGACGTACTCAGTCATTTGAATCTTTCTTAGTTTTGATACTGGGTGAAGTCGGATATTAAAATCCTCAAAGTACTGATTCCGCAAAGCCCCTTCAGCACTGTCAATGGTTCTATTCCGCACGCTGGACGTTGGATATTTCTGCATCATGGATTCTTCAAACGCCCTGATTTCTTTGCTCAATTGGCTGGGGGCTTTCTTCCTTACCTTCCCCCGTGGTGAGTAGTAGTAAGTATCCAATACATACACTTTTGGCTTTTCACCATATCGGATTGATAGCCCAATACACAAACAAGCCGTTGCGGATTGCTGGTGACCGCCGTCTGTCGCAAAGTACAAGAACGGCAAACGCTCATTCTTAGGTAACTCATCAATTAAGTGGAAGTTATCCATGTTATAAACGTTTGTTCCAAGCCCTACCGCTTCACCTAGATACAAATACCTGTAATAGTCATAATCATTTTGCTTGATACGCTCAATCTCATTCAACATTTGTTCCGTTACGAATCCTAGTTCATCATCAAGGTATGATGACCTGTGAACAAGATATTCTTCAGAATCCTGAAGGCTGGTTGACCACTCATTAATCCAATTGTAAGGGTTTCGGGGTGGATTGTATGACCATATAAATTGAACATAAGGATATTCAGGGTGTTTCTGCCTCATGAATGTACTGTTGGATTGGTCAAACTCTTCAGCGTTTTTGAATTCGCTTGCTTCCTCGTACCATACCGCAACGATTCCCCCAACGTCATTTGATTTCAGCTTTTGGAAGTCATCTTGACCATAAAAGTGAAATGTGCTTTTAGTTCCTTTGTGGATAATCTTATAAGGGCTTTTCCGTGGCGTGAACTGATGCATGACGTGGAACTTATTCAACGCCCACAATATCTTGTTGTATACAGAATCGGCAATGGTGTTTGCAACCTTCCGCACGATTACGATTTCAACGGTCTGATTCTGTTTGATAGCAATGAGCATCTTGAACACTAGCATCAATGCAACTACTGAACTTTTGAAACTGGAACGTCCACCACTCAAAACAATGTAAGGTTTCTTTGTGTTCCATACAGAATAGAAGTTTGGATTGATTTCATGACTGGTTTGAAATGTCGTTGATGATGATGATATCTTCAACCTGTCCGCCCCCTTGCATGATTTCAATTTCTTTATTCCGTAACTTCATTGCCTTGATTCGTTCTTTCTGTTCAGCAATGTCATATTTGTCCTTTTCAACTCCAACCATTTTCATGACGTTTTCAGTCGCACGCTGGTTTCCCTTTGTGGCTTGTTGCAAGGTACTGACCGCCAATAACATTTCATTGGTAGGCTCAAGCCCTAGTTCTTCAAGTTGCTTCCGTGCTTTCTCGCTTGCAACATCCATACCTAGAAGGGTTTGCATCGCCTTTTTTAGGTTCGCTTTTGCCCGTCTAGCCTGCCCGCTTTTGATTCCGCCTTTACGTCCTATCTCCCGTGCTTCTGTCGGGGTTAGGATTCTTAGATTGTCATTTCTGTTTGCCAATTAACCGCCCCCCTTATTTCTTCAGAATTGGTCATCAACTTTGCGTGAACGTATATCCGTATTTTTCCTGATTATTACGTAAGAACTTCAATGCACGTCTATTATATACATTTTGAGGAAGTACCCCTTTTACTGCTTGTTTATAAGCCTTTGAAAAATCTTTATAGTTGAAGTTATTCCCTTTAGTCACCCCGTACAATTTTGAATTCTTTGCGTTCGTTGTAATGTACATAGATTTTTCATTTTTTCTTGCTGTAAAGGCTCTAGTATCCTGTACTGAGAATAGTGAACCGCTAGGGTGGTTATGAATCGTTGTAAAATTCTTTCCTGCACT